CCCATATGCCAAAAATATAAGGGCGAAGATAAAACAACTCCCCCAGGTATGCAAATAAAAAAGGGGCCGAAGCCCCCTTAATCAAAACCTAAAAACCTATGCGGCTAAGATAAACAAAATTTCTAAATCAAAAAAAAGAGGCCCGAAGGCCCCTTTAAACAGAATCAAACTAATTAAGCCTGAATTACTGAAATCACATTCGTGAACGTGTCAACGAAGCAAGCGTCTGAATGGAACTTAGCAAAAGCCTCACGCATTTCACCGCGGACAGTAGTCTCGTTAGTGGTTACGTTAGTGCCGTCTTGCTCGAAGAACCTTACAGAAACTCCCTCACGCTGGAACAACTGACCGACATTCTGTGAATCCATCACATAGAACGTGTCGCTAGCTACGGCAGAAGACTCCTGAATTGGGAGGCCATAGATAGTAGGCGTGTTGTCAACGAAGATCACGGGGGCAGTATACTGACCGTTCGTATCACGAGCGTAAGCCAACTGAACCAGGTCGCTAGGATTCATCATAATAGCGTCAGGAGCGTAGTCGCTAGACTTCAGAAGACCGATAGCCGCCAAAATACAATCGTACTTAGTAGCAAGACCTGAAGCGATAGCGTCCTCAAAGGAAGTACCAACAAGGTCAGCATCAGTCAAAGCACCATTGCTCAAACCATACAGGTTAGGAGCCGTTCCGTTACCAGTCAACAATTGAGTGTCCTCAGCGTTGTAGATTTGGCGTGGGAGTTCGTAAGCCAGGTAAGAAGTGATCCCCTGGAAGTCAGCCAGCATTTGGTTAGACAGACGCATATAACCAGCGATAGTCTGAGCGTTGTACGTCTGAAGAGCGAAAGTCTTGTCTACTTGTTGCTTTGCAGAACCTTCAGCTACTACACCAGCCGCGTCAGTAGATGCGCTAATGTCGGGGAACTGAACCGCGTCACCGCTCATAGAACCCTGACGGAGTGCATTCCGTACACGGAACTTACGCTCAACTTCAGGAAGGATAGGCAAATAAGCGTTGTCAACAACTTGAGTAGTCTGACCAGCAGTAGGCATATCCACGCCCTTAACCTTCAGGTCTTCGATGTTGAAACGGCTAGACTCACCCTTTACGAAAGAACGGAACCCGTCAGAGTCCATAGCGTTCATAAGGGCTTCCTGAGTAGTCTTAGCGACTGCCTCTTTATCCTCCATTCCGTTAGCCTTGAGTTCGTTCACACGAGCCTCCAGGTTAGCGATAGAAGCGTTAGACTTCTCCAGTACCTCGTTGAAAGCGTTCAGCTTTTCCTGAGTGTATTCTTTTGATGCTTCCGCACCAGCGTTGATAGCACCGTCAAGGTCTTTCTTGATGGCCTCCAACTGTGTTTTGATTTCTTCCACTTTTCTCGTTTTAGGAAGGTTAAACATTAATTGACTTCCACAATTCTAAGACGTTCAACGGCTCATCCTTCGGAGTGTCTTTCAACGGCTCTTTAGTGACAAGTGTATTAATCAACGCTTTGAGTTGCGATAATTCATTTTCAATGGTAACAAATGTAGTGTCGGTAACATTAGCCCCTTTAATAAAGGACTCTAGTACTTCCATTCTGCCCTCTATCTCTTCTAGGCTCTTCATTCCAACAAAGGGAGTATTCTCGTTAGCCCCAAAGACCACGCTAGAACCTTCCCTTAGTTTGGTTTCTGTTATCTCGTAGCCCTTTAGCTTATTGTTGACATCTCTTATTTCAGAGAACACGAGCGGAACAAAACCCACCGAATGCTCCTTAATTATACCCTCTTGGTACATCGTCAAAACATCTTGAGCGAAAGGCCGCTTAGACATCTTAGACTCGAAGTATAGACCGAAGTCATCTTCTTTCAGTTCCGTTATCTTCCCAATTGGATTAAGAGGGTCGTGCATATACAAGTGCCCAATTCTACCTTTACCCATTGGCCCGTTCTCCTGAATGGACTTAGCGTAAGAGCCTCTTCGCATTATGTCCCCTTGGCTATCGACATTGTCGAAGGCTGAGAAGTAGCCAGCAACAGTTCCCTTTTCGGTGTCCACGTCCTTTAACTCTAGGCTCGTGTTCTTGGTTGTGTATACTTTATCCATACTCTTGTTTTCTTGCACAATCTTTTTAGACCAGTAATAAGCTGGCTTACCTCCCCAAGCGTCATACATTAGGTTCCCACACTTCTCATAGCTTCCCCCGTCATAATACTCCGAAGCCCTAGCTAGGTAGCTATAAACCCTCTTAACGACATCTAGGGAAAGTTCACGGCCCTTAGCTAGGTCGTTCGCTCGTTGCTTCCCTACGTCCGTTCCACACGTCCCCCAACCATTTTCAGCGACATAGTCTAAAACCCCTTGGGCCTTGTCAATGATTTCCTGAGTTGGTTTAAACATAGTGTCTAAGATAATTCCGTGGGTTCTTGCCCCTTTGGGTAAAAGCCGTAGGTCTTAGCGAACTGCTCCCTTGATCTTAATGCCCAATAGTCCCCGTCATCAACGGGTGGAATCTCTTTATTCTCTACGACAACGAGCGGCTTACCTAGTCTAACGGACTTAGCCAGTAACTCAAAGTCAAATCTATGGGGGCCAGTTAATTCGTAAGCCCTTTCCCCATACTTCTTTATGTATTCATCTATTGGGTCAGATTCCATTCTCTTCTAGTATTTCGTTCATTGCTTTAATCATCTCGTCATAAAGCGATTTGTCCAACTGCTCAAAAATTGGGTTTCCTAGAAACCTATTCTCCATAGAGTGAGCGAAAAACTCAGCTTGTGCTGAATAGTCTTTTTTCATATACTTTTTAGTATGTCCGTAGCCAATATCTCCCCTACTAAGAGCCTGAAGCGTGTCAGCATAAGCACTAAAAGACTCAACTATATCCTCCTTATTCATCCCCTTTAAAGACCCCTTTTTTAAGCCCATCTCTTTTTCGAAGAAATCACTAGCCAGGGTGCTTTCACCTTCTGCAAAGAATTTCTTTCTAGCGTTCCAAAGTCTACGATAATTAGTGTTGTAATTGTCTTTTATTTTATTAAACGCTTCACGCTGAACCTTTGTCCTTCCGTTTCTATATCCCTTATCCCTTAACTCAAAAAAAAGCTTCTTAAAGTTATTATCAGAGCGATCACCGTAATAAGAACTTCTCAATATGTTTTGCCTATTATGAATAGCATGCCCGTACTCGTGGTAAAGTATTCTAGCGTTTTGGTTAGTAGCCTTCCTAAGTCTTGCTGGCTCTGTTATATTTATCTCGTTTGTAGAGCCCATATAATATGAACCACTTCCCTTGTGGATTGGCTTTATGCCGAAGTAACTACCTGGCTTATTAGTCTTTTTAGGGGCTAAAGATAACAATTTCAAAAACTTCTCATCTAGCTTGGGGACTTTTATCCCGTTGGCCTTGTACCACTTAAACACCTTGTCTAGTGAATTGGTCACCTCCTTAGAGATACCGAAGCCCGTAGGCTTAACATCTTCAGGGATTATAGGCGTTGGAATGTTTGCTTGAGATGGTGGGGGTGCTGGTGTTTCCTCTTCTATTCTTCGCCACCCTAACGCACAACGGCAGTTGATTACTTGGCTTGGGCCTCCTCTTCGGTCACCTGGAAACTGCATCTTAGCCCCACCAACCTCAAAGTCTTCTTCTGCTCCTATGGTTTCGCTCCGTTTCATCTCGTTGTGAGAATTACGGGTTCTAGAATCCTTCTTAGCAATCCAATATTTACCCATTGTAACCCCGTACTTCTGAAATAACTCTTGTGAGCCTAGATACTCACCGTAAGAAGCGGCACTAAGGGTTTCAGTTCGGGCTATTCTTTCAGCTTGGAAGCGTGAACTTCTCTTAAGGTTCCTTAGAAACTTGTCGTTTTTGAGTGCATCGGTTACCGCCCTTATCCCTTTTCCGTCCTGAATAGCATCGTAGACAACCGAATTAAGTAGCCTTTGCGCCCCAATCTCAGAAGTTAGGCTAATGGTCTTTATTTGGTTTAGGTTGCTCCGAAAATATTTCCCAATAGCCTCGGTCTTCCATTGCACCTTGGGTATACCCTCGCTTAGATCACTCTTAAACTTGCCTTGTGCAAAGTCCTTAACGAACTGGTCAGAGAACAAATAGCCAGCATCAAAATAAAGGTCTTCAACTAGCTTCTCTACATCAGTAGAAGGGTAGTTTACGGGGTAAATGACGTTCTCCAGGTTACTTAGGTCGGCCCCCTTTATATACTTTAGGTTAGCCTTGTAGATTTCTTCCGTGAGTTCACGAGCGTAACGCCTAGAAATCTTGTCCCTACGTCTGTTAACGTCTAAATATCGCTTGTCGGCTGGGCTCATTCTTCACCTTCAAAGCCGCTTAAATCAATTGGCGTAAGGCTAGAAGGTACATAGACTTGATTCATATCAGCGTCCTCAATAGCGGCAAGCCCCATCATTTCCCTTTTCTCGTTCGGGGTCATCCAATACGCACCACTAAGGGCAGAAACTTGCTCCTTCTTGTCGGCCTGAAGTTCGGGAATCTCTGAAGTGTCAAACTTGAAATAAACCCCCTCGTCATTCATAAACAAATGATTGAAGCTATATTCGAACTTGCTCAGAGTAGGTAAGATAGAGTCCGTGTAAGCTTGCTTTCTGTACTGCTCCTGATTTGAGAATGTGCTAGAATCGTTGTTGTTGAACAGACCAACGGGCAAGTTGTAGGCGTTGCAAACGTCACTAAGGGAAAGGTCTAGAACCTCCATTATTCCCATATCCACGGGAGTGATACCAAAGTTAATGTAACCCAGGTCACCGACACCAACACCAATAGAATTAGAATTTGAGTTCTTTCGGACTTCCTTAATGCTTTGGCGCATCTCGTTAATCTCGTCTTGTGTCCAAGCATCTTTACCCCCCGCGAAGTCAATTCCTTTATTATAGAGAATACCAGCGGCTCCCTGGTTATCCATAGACGCTTTTTGGGAATCATAGCCACTATTTGAAGTCTGAATTGATTTAAAGGCCGCTTGTAAGGGACTTTGTCCGTATAAATGTTCACCGCTTCCGAAGGCCATTTGGACGTTCTTAATATGGATCACATTCTCAGCGTCCATCTTCGTGTTTATATAGCCTTCTGTAAATCTGTATTCTGCGACACCTCTACCGCTCTTACCTGAGATGGCTTCTATGTATACGCTAGGCAAAGCTTCCACGAGCAGAATTCGACCTTCAGTTATTGCGGTTTCACCCTTCTGACAATAGATATAACCGTTACCCGTTAAAAGGTAGTTAGAATAGAGATTAGCTAGGAAGTCGTTAAAACTTTGGTAGCTATTGGGCTGGTCTTTGACCCTCTCAAATGGCTCGTATTCAATCTTATTCCCCTCAGCATCATACGCACACAAAGGAACGTTAGACATCTTCTTACTAAGGAAGTTAATTACTGAATATACGTCAGGGTTCTTCTGATAGGCTTGCTCTAGTAAACTCTCAAAGTTGAACGGCTGCCAGATTGCTGAGTTAGCCCCCAAGTGGGTTAGCTGGGCCGTGAGTAGTTTGCTTAACTGCTCTTGAATTTTCGACTCTTTGCGGTCGTACTTGAGGAAATCTAATAACGCCATAGCACAAAAGTAATTTAGCCCTTTAGCCCCGTTTATATAAAAACCCCACGCTATACCTCAGAGCGTCAAGAAGGTGGTTGAAGGAATCTATTGGCTTTTCAGTTGGGCGTTCGTTTTTGTCTAAGTGCCAAACATAAGACCCTAGTTCCCTCTCCAAGTCTTTGCTTCGTCTTGTGTAAAGAACCTCCTTGGACTGGAGTAGTTTGATCCCGTTTCTAATGGAGTCAGGCCCCTTAATTGCTCCTATTGCGTTTAGTCCCCCTCTTCTTAGTTCCGCTATGCTCTTGGGTTCTGCACTATCACAAATAACCCTTAACCCCTCACATTCGTGTTTTATCTTCTCAACTAACTCAGTATTAGTAAGATGCGTTTCGTACACGAGTTCATCCACATAGACACGGTCATTATGCTTACCGACCTTTAGGACTGCCGTGGGGTCTTGTGAAAACCCGAAGTCGATACCAACGCAAACATCTGAACACTCCGAAAAGTCTAGTTCTTCTACCTTGGTGAAGTTCCTATAAATTCTACCCTTCTTGCCTCGTCCCCTCTCACCTAAACCAAACACCGCCCAATCTTCAGGGCTTGACGTTTTAAGGCTTTCGATTTCGGCAATGATAGACTTCGGAAGGTGTGGGTTGTCCTTGTAGGTGGTGACAATTAAAGCCGCATCTTCCCTTGCTTCTACTTCGTACCACCAGCCGTCTAAATCGCTAGGGTTATAACTAAGCACAATAAACCCCGTGGTTCTGTAAGATAGTTGTCTAAATGACTCAGCGGTTATCTCGTTGCATTCGTCTAAGAAAAGTGCATCCCGTTTCCTACCTCTTAGCTTTTGGGGTTGATCCAAACTAATAAACTCAACGGTGTTCCCTCTAAGCTTATAGATTCCTTCTGTTTTATTGTGGTCTTCTTCAACGTATGCCTCAAAGCTTTGTAGTATTTCAACGAAGTCCCGAAGGGTTGAAGCCTTTAAGGCTGGTAATGTTTGCCGTGCTATGGTAATAACCATCCCAGCATTGGGGTACTTATAACAAAGTTCAATAAGGAATTGAACGGCACTATATGACTTTCCCGACCTTGTGCCCCCTCTTAGGCTTATTAGCCTCTTAGACTCGTGGTTTTCTCTTAGAAATTTAAGGTTCGGGTTCGTCATCCTCAATAGCCTCCTGAATCATCCAAGGGGGTAAGGTTATTTGTGTGCCGCTTTCATCTCTTACTAGAGCCTCCACACTTACCGCCTTGAGTTCAGGAATAACGAATTTACTGATTTTTAGAAAAATGTCAACCGCACGGGCTGGGTCAGGAGCGTTAGACCACACAACGGCCCCACGTTCGTCCCGAATTACGTTCCCTCCCTCATCTCTTTGGGGCACACCTTCAGCCGTGTCCATTAGGAACTTATGAATTCTAGGCTGAACACCGTCAGCCATCTTAGCGAAGATTCTTCTTATCTCCTCTATTTCCCTTTTAGAAGACTTGTGCCGCTTACTAGCTGACTTCTTTCGGTCTTCCTCGGTGAATCTATGCCGAACTTTAGCCAGGTGCTTCCCTTGCTTGGTATTAGCTAAGTTCTCCCTCGCCTTTTCTTCCTCGTTCATATTCTAATATTGCTTGTACAACATCATAAACGCTCACAATGTCCCCATATTCGGTAATGCAAAAGGTGTTTTTGCTAATACCCATCTCCCTAAGTTTGTTCAAAGTATGTCGTAAATACTTAACTGCTCGTTGTCCTTCGGTAAAAATAGTTCAGCAATAGCGTCATACGCCCTAATTTCCATAAGGTCTTCAATCATCTGAAGCTGATAGCTGGTGGTTTCGTGGGAAAGTATGAAGTCCTTGAGCCATTCAATAAACTCATCGTAAAGAAGAACGTGGCTAGCCGAAAGGTCTAGGTAGTCTTCAGGGGTCAGGTCGATTAGTTTGATCAACCGCATAGCCTCCAAGTAGTCTTCTACCTCCATAGCCTAAATATAGCCACTTAAAAGGGTGGGTCTTTTCCTTCGTTGAAAGTTTTTCCACTCCAGCTTTGGTATCGTCCATCGAAATAACTCCCCTTAATGCGTCCAGTTTCCCCGTTTCTGTTCTTGGTGACCTTTATTAAGTCGAAGTATTCCCCATCTTCTTGAATGCCGTAAACTACTGACCTATAAAGCATTATAATAACCGAAGCGTCTTGTTCTATACTTCCTGAATCTCTTAGGTGGTGGCTATCGGGTTCTTTTGTTTCGGTGCTTTCTACGGCTCTGCTAAGTTGGGATAAGAGTAAAACGGGAAGGTTGTTCTTTTTAGCTATCATCTTAAACGCCCAAGACATTTCCCCTACCTCCCTTTCTCGGTTGTTGGTCTTTTGCCTTGTCTTGGCTAGTTGTAAGTAATCAACCACCACGAGCGCAACATCTCCCCTCCTATTTTCCTTGGCTACCTTACTAGCTATGTCCTCAACGTACACATAATCCTCTAAAACCTCAATCTTATAGCCTTCACTTTTGATCATAGCCTTCTGAAGCTTGCTAACGTCAGGGCTAGAACTAAAAACCTCCTTCATTTCAACCTCCCTAGTGTTGGCCCAAAGCCTTTTTATTAGTTGGTCGCTAGGCATCTCTAAAGAGAAGAACAGAACACGGCCCTTTGACTGCGAAGCCACGGCAGTTTCAATAGCGAAAGCAGTCTTACCCATTGCTGGACGTGCCGCCAAAACACTCAAGTCCCCACCTTTTAAGCCATTCAAGACCCCATCTAGAACGCTATTCCCCGTGGGTGCGCCCATAGACGTGTCTTTTATCCGTTCTAACGCCACGTTCATTAGTTCTAAGAGCGTCTTAGTGGTTTGGGGTGTGCTACCTTCAAGAAGTTGGTTAATGTCGTTAGAAGCCTTAAAAACCCCCTCTATGTCTTGGGTCTGAATTAGGTCTTGTCCTACCCGTTGGGCTTGCCGTTTAATGAAGTCCTCTTGAACTAGGGTGGCGTAGGGGATAACATCGACCCGAAACGGTGCATTTTTGGAAAGTTCTACTAAGGTTGTGACCTGGTCGGGGAATCTCTTACCCAATGTCACCAAGTCCTCATAGCTTCCTTTTGCCCTTGTGTCTTTACAAGCCTTGACAATCTTAAAATAAGTAGGGTCTTCGAACCATTCGGGTTCTATCCTAACGCTATCTATTGCCGCTGGGTCGTTAATCAGTAACCCAACTAAAGAGGCTTCTAGGTTCATAGATCAAAACCCGTCTTCTTGGTTAGCTTGTGTTCGGGGGTCATCCAAACATTAAGGGCCTTATGCTTCCAAGATTTTATGGTGTTGTTGTGGGAGTCGCACCAGTTCAAGGCTTCGTAATACTCCCACATTTCGTCAGCCCTCCAAGCCGTGTAGCCCTTTTCTAAGAAGTATTCTCGGACTTGTTCCTTTGTCGGTGCGGTGAATCGTTCGGGTATTCGTTCGTTCGACTTCTTTTCCCCGAATAAATCTAATTGCCCTGAGTCTAAAAGCCCTTGTATTATTATAATGGCCTCACGCAAGGTCTTTTTTTCTTTTTCTGTCATAGCGTCAAAGCTAGAACAAAAAGAGCAAACAAATAAAAAGAAGTTCTAACTAGCTAGCAGTTAGGTTCATACGAAGGTTGAAGTCCATTAGATAGCGGACTATATACCTACCATCATCGCTTCGGGTCTGCTCCTTACTTGCCCCAAGATCGCTAACGCTCTCTAGTTCTAGGTCTAGGGTTCTAGCCTCGTTGTGGATTTCGCCCGTTAAGGTGGTGTCTTGGAAAGCCTTATACACCAGGTCAATTAAAGTGTTATGGTTAGTGACTGAGTACGCTGGGCTAGTTTCGTAGAAGATCACTCCCGTGGTAATCGTATAGTCATAACTCAGGTCAGTCTGTGAACCCGTTCTATCTGCGCCACCTATATCTATATAAACGTACTTGTCAAGGTCGCTGACGTTGGTTCGGCTATACTGGATAGCTACGGAACTCTGACCATTGGCGTTTAAGACGGTTCTAATTGCATTGTGTACCAAACGCATTATATCGGTAGTCTGTCGCATAGGGCAAAAGTAGGCCCACGAGCGGAAGCCGTTTAAGGGGTTCTTGACTTGTTTTATAGGTTTGCGTACCTTTGTAGACATAAGAAGCTAGTAGAAGGCGGCAACGAATCGTTTAACTAGCAGACACCGAAGAGGTTAGGGGGTTGGTACTCCGTGAAAGCATAAGCCATCCAGTACCGTTATCCCGAAAGGCAACAAGTCGTAGACTGTCTGTCCGAAGGGGTGCAAGTGATCTAAAGCGACAAACTCAAGCCGTACCGAAGCAAGATTATATTTCCTCTCTGTAATGGGGGGAGGGGGGGCGTTACTTGCTTTGGGTGGCTTAGATTTAGAGCGAAAGAAAAAAAATAATTACTATATTTGTCCCATGGCTCAGACACAACCAAGAGGGTTAATGCCTCAGACACTTGCTGAATACTTGTTTTACCAAGGGTATAGGTACATTGAAACCAATAGAGATAGCGGTGCTATCGTTGCCTATAATGGTTCTGAGTTAATTAGAGCGGTAGCGTTTAAGACATACCAGGTTGAACTATTCCTTAGAGATAAGGGGGTACTAGGTGCAACCTTTCACGCATTGGAACGAGAATGGAAGTTCTACGATCATGACGCTTGTCTAGACTATATAGAAAATAACGGGAATCAAAGCCAGCTGAATTCACTTATTGAGAGTGGACGGGCTGAATTTAACCCGAACGAAATTGAACTCTAATCCACAAAAACAAAAACAAATGGATTTAATTGCAAAGCTGACACAGATTCAGCACGACCTAAAAGCCCCAAAGTCTAATTTCAATTCTTTCGGGAAATACAAATACCGTTCTATTGAGGACATTCAGGAAGCGGTAAAGCCCCACCTTAAAAAACACGGATGCGTGTTAAACTTCTCGGACGAAGTTGTTGAGGTAGCTGGTAGGGTAGTTATTCAGGCAACCGCTTGCATTCAAGACGGCAAGGATGATTTAAGCGTCACGGCTTATGCCGAAGTGGATCAAATTAAGGGAATGAATATGGCCCAAGCGTTTGGCTCTGCTAGTTCTTACGCTAGAAAGTATGCCGCTGGTGGTCTTCTGTTATTGGATGACACTAAGGACGCTGACGGAACGAACGACCACGGTAAGAAGAAAGAAAATGACTTTGAAAAGGCTTTGATGTGGTTAACTGCTAACCCAACCCAAAACAACTACGATAAGTTGGCGGTAAAAATGGGTTCGGTGTTTACCGATGATGAATTCAAGAAGCTTCAGGCTATTGTTGAACTTGCAGAAAAAATGAACAAATGAAAATAAGAGCAAGCGCATTAGGTCAGATAATGACCAACGGAAGAGGGTCAAATACTATCGGTGCTACCGCACTAACTGCCCTCAAGGAAATGTATCTTTTCCAAAAGTACGGACGTACTAGGGAGATCAACACCGCACAAATAGCCAAAGGGTTAGCCGTGGAAGAGAAGTCTATTGCTCTGCTAGGTATGGTAGACGGTGAGCTTTACGAGAAGAACACGGAGCGTAAGTCAAACGACTACATAACTGGAGAGGCTGACATCTACACGGGAGATAAGGTCATTGACGTTAAGAGTTCCTTCGACATCTACACCTTTCATAAGGGTGAGGGGCCAATTAACAAGTCGGGAAAGCTTACGCCTTATGGCTGGCAGTTAACCGCCTACGCTTGGCTTTGGGAAGTCGAGGACTTGCAACTTAGTTACTGCCTTTCTAATACACCTGAAGACATCGTTGAGGGTCTTATTTATAGGGAGGCTCTTAAATTGGAGGGTGGTGACTCTAATCCACTTTATACCAAGATTCAGGAAGAGGTAACGAGAAACCATACGTTTGATGACATCGAAATTCACGAGCGTGTTAGGTCTTTTAACTTTAAGGTTGATCCAAACAACTTTAGACTTATCAAGGCTAGGGTTCAAGAATGTCAAGAAATAGTAAAGCGTTGGGACTCGGAAGGTCTTGACTAGTGTTAACTTAGCAAAAAAATAAAAAGATGCTAAATCTTAATTGTGCTGGTAACTCAGCAACACACAAGTTCACGGAAGCAATGGGGGATAAGCCGTGCCGTTTGTCTTTCTCAATAGCCGTTAAGACGGGTAAAGATTCAACCGCTTGGGTTAGTTGTTCGATGTATGGGGTAAGAGCGGAAAAGCTATGGCCCTTCTTTAAGGATGTCAAGTCAATTAAGGTAGCCGTCAGCGGAAAACCTTGGGTAAGTGCGAAAGGTGATAAGGGTTATTTAAACCTAGCCGTGGACACGCTGACCTTTATGGGTTCCGAAAGCAAAGGGGGTGCAAGTGAATCCTCAGACGGACTACCGTTCTAAGCTATGGACATTCCTAAAAACACTAGAATGAGGGTTAACAATCACGGGCTACTTTACTTCCAGTATGATGGGCGTTACTACTTTAGTGACCCCGACCTTGGACAAAGAGCCGACTTCCCAATAAGTGGGACAGACCCCGACTCTATAACCGTAGCAGACTTCAACTCATAACCACCATCACGCCCTTTTGTAGGTTTGCATAGTCTAAACATTGGGGAGTGACAGGGTTGCAGCCCGTGGGGGTTTGAGTTTATAGGGGGGCTTTGGCCCCCTTTTATATTTGTGGTAATCAAAAAGACTTGAAATGGCTAAGATGGATGGGCTTTATGTCCGTATTCAAACTGATTCAGCAACACCAGCAACGAATGCGGCAATCGCTGGGGTGGTTAGTTCGGCAATGAACATCACTACTAACGAGATTGATACCACTTCTTACGAAGGGAATGGAGATTATACGGGTATAGCTGGAACTCGTTCCGCTGACTTTTCCGCTGATTTCCACCTTGAGTCTGACGGATCAAACCTTACCACTCTGATGGCTGACCAAAAGTCTGGTACTATCTTAACCTTCGTTTACGGTGGAACCGATCCAGGTGACTTTCAGATTTCAGGAAGCTGCTACATTACTGCTATGAACATTACTGCTAGCATTGATTCAGCGGTTAACCTATCTATGTCTTTCCGTGTTACTGGTGCGCTCACTCTTGGGGTTGCTCCTTAATTAGTTTTCTGTATTTGTTTAAGGGAGGCTTCGGCCTCCTTTTTTTTTATCCAATTATTTACATTAGCTTTGTTGCAAACAATA